GGAGTCGACTCTAGCTTGCGCCAGTCGGTGCTAGCTTTTGTGGGTAACTCACATGGGTCGTACCCTGTGAATCTCACGTGGAGAGTTGCTATGCCAGAAGCGTATACCAAAAGCGAAACCGTTAGTAGCCAGTACCTTTACACGTACGTGGCTTATAGCGAGGACGCTAGTGGTGTGGTTACAGGATTTAAAACTCCTCAAACCTTTCGCGGTACCTACGGTACTCGATTTAATTCTTTTTCCGGGGGACGTAACCCCCGTTGGAAGGACCAAGTCAGAGCCGGAGTTAACGCGACAACGCATGCTGATGGTATCAAGCATTCGCAGACCATGTCGCCCTTCCGGGCGGTTATGGAATTCGATTACTGGAATCCTAGCAACTTCAACGGCACTTGGAAGAGACACACCTACAACCTTTACGGGATCGTTGAATACGGTCCAATATCGGGAGTAGTGGGTGTTCCCACAAGTGCATCCACATCCGCTCGCAACCGAGTGATTTCGAAGTTCATTGAAAAATGCAAGTCCGCACGTTCCTCAATAGAGGGCGGGCAAAACTTGTATGAGCTTCAACAAACACTCAATTCCATTCGCCACCCGTTCAAATCTCTCCAAAAAGCTACCTCCCACTACGTCTCTAAGGTGTCTAAGTTAAAGACATCCAGAAGGTCGCGTGGTGGGGAGGGCCTACGAGGGTTAAGTAACGCAATTACGGATACGTATCTCGAGTATAACTTTGGGATTGCTCCCACGGTTAAAGACGTGTCTCAGCTTTTGGCTGATGCAGGTGTAGCTCGATTTGACGTGGTTCCCATTAGCGCGAGCGCTAGTGTGGAATTCAATGGCTCGACGGGCACTTTTAGCCCGCCAGGCCCTCCTTTTATATCCTACTTTATGAATAGGACTACCAAGTCCAAAATCACTTATAGGTATAAAGGGGCTATCCGTACTGGAGTAAATTCAGAAGGTTATGTATCGAAAGCTCAGGCACTTAGGTTAACACCTAGTGACTTTCTGCCAACGGTATGGAACATTCTGCCTTACTCGTGGATGCTCGATTACGTCGCCAATGTTGGCGAAATAATCGAAGCCTTGTCTTTCGCTAAGAGTAATGTGTCGTGGGGTTGTGTTACCCAAAGAATTGAAAACACTGTTACCTTTGATGGTAATGGTGATGTCAAGGTCGATGGGCTCATCAACGACGCGTCGCACAAATACTCGATTCGAAGGATGTCGGCTAGTGGAGGTAACGCTACTTTCAAGACTGTATCATTCTCGCGGGATGCAATGACGAGCACCGATTGGTTGCCGACCTTCGAAATAAAGGTCCCAACAACCATCAAGCCGTACTTGAACTCTCTCGCGGTCGTTATACAGAATGCTTGGGGGCAGTCTCGTAGATAACTTTCTTTCCTTTAAATAGGTGACTTATGGCTTTTACTCTCTCGAGTCCGGTTACCGGTGGTGCGCAGACGAACTTTAGTTCGCCCACGTATACCCTGGCTACGGACACAGCACCAACATCTGCCGGAAAGCAGTACGCTGTTTCGGCTATTGGTGGTACTCAGGTGGGTGTCGATACGGCCTCGTCTCCCTCCCGTCCGTTCACCATCACTCTCATGCGGCCTCCGGTTCTCCGGGCGCTGCCTGCGGTTGATGGCACGACGGGTGTCCTTCGTAATGTGCCAATGAATACGTATAAGATTGGCGTCCGCAAGGGAGTAACTCCTCTTGCAGGCCAAGCTTCACGTAACGCCCAGGCATGGGTTACCATCGACGTACCGGCTGGTGCCGATACCGCTGATGCCCCCAATGTCCGTGCGATGCTGTCGCTCCTCCACGGAGCAATTGCTCAGATCTCAGCTGAGATCGGCAACACAGTAGTTACCGGCGTCATCTAACCGAGGCAACCGCCTCTTATTAATCAAGTATCTTGTTAACAAGTAGGAGTTGACTATGTATAATGAAATTCCGGAAACGTTCATTGGCGTTAATCGTCGCTGGGATTCTGTTGGCCGCGGGAGTCTCACCGACTCTCGTGAACCAACTGATGCTACTGCTCGAATCGTCGCCGAAGGTCGAAAGGCCGACGGAAGCGATTTAGCGGTAGTTTATATCCCGGTTCCTGGTTTCACAAACCAGGAGGTGTCAACTTTCACGCGCATGCAGGCTAAACACCTTATTGCGTGTTCGGTTGACTTGGATGCTATTGCAAGCTGTGGATACAACCAGTTATCACTGGGTGCCTACGGCTTCATTAACGTCTAACGAATAATTTACATTACAACTGGAGACTCTCATGGCAAGTCTGCCTGATGAGATTGAAGGGGCCCTTGCAACTGATGTAAGTGTACTCTATAACTCGTATCAAGCATACGCAGCTGGTATCTTGCAGCGAGACATTCTTAGGAAGTTGATTCCAAAAGATAGTTTCGATGCTGATGTCGCTGCAGAATTCGCTTTCCACGAAGCTAATGCTAAGTGTGCGAAGTTCCGTTTTACCGAGGAGTGGGAGATCGATAGAGTAGTCGTCGGAGAAATCCGTCGGCTTCTTGACTCGTTCTTCCATCCCAAGGGCGGAATGCTTGTTGAAAGCTTTGACGATCTCTTTTACGAGGGACGTCTTGGCCCGGGTGTTAGTGTTGGCTCTCCAAACACTTCCCTTTATGGGAAGCTATGGGGATCTGAGCTAACGTGTACCAGTCAGTTGATATGCTCTGAGTATATGTCGAGAGTTAATGCGCTTCCTTACTGGTCTCATGCGGAATCACACCGCTTCGATCAGTACGGGAGCCCCTTACTCGTCCAGGGGTCTAGGACTATCTTCGTACCGAAGACCTCAGCAACAAGTCGTATGATTTGCGCCGAGCCAACGCTGAATATGTATTTCCAGCTTGGCCTTGCGCGATTGATGGAAAGGAGGTTAGGGTCATTCTTCGGAATAGACCTTGCCTCTCAACCTGATATCAATCGTACGCTAGCGGGCGAGGGATCTAGGTGGGGTAACTACTCCACTATCGATCTCACGTCTGCATCGGACTCGATAAGTATAGACTTATGTCGACGCTTGCTTCCAGATTGGGTCTTTGACCTTCTTTGGATGCTGCGGTCGCCAACTACACAAATTGGGTCTGATGTAGTTCCGCTATATATGATATCTACGATGGGGTGTGGTTTCACATTCCCATTACAGACAATCATATTTGCTGCTATATCGAAGGCATGCCAGAACATCTTTGGTATGCAGGGAAGTGAGAGCCTAGTCGCGGTGTTCGGTGATGATATTGTGTGCCCTTCGTGGGCCCACGATTACGTCATCAAGTACTTGCGATTCTTTGGCTTTACTCCCAATGTTCAAAAGACATTTTCGATCGGGGCCTTCCGTGAGTCATGTGGCGCTGACTGGTTTTATGGCCAGCCGGTGCGTCCAGTGTTCATCAAGAAACTGGATTCTCCACAGGACCGCGTAGTCGCTATCAATGCGTTGAACGAATGGACCGCGTATACTGGTATTCCCTTACGGGAAACTGTAACTGTGCTCTGGAAGTCACTTCCTCGTAGGTTCCGTAATAGGATCCCGCGAGAAGGTGCCAAAGACGCAGGCATACGTGTTCCTTTGTCAATGTCGGATACGAAAAACGATCACAATGGCTCTAGGAGATTTATTTCCTGGGAACCAGTGCGGGTCGGTGTTCGTTTCAGTGATGAGGCAGCCATCCGTGAGGGTGGACACCCTGCTATCCGATACCTGAGATATAATCCGGAAGGATTGTTCCTCAGTTGCATTGCTGGTGAGGTTAAAGGGATGTTTCTCGCTCTTAGGCATAAGAGAAAGAAATATCGCGCGAAGCGCCGTGTTTCTCCTAATTGGGGAAATGCGGCGGCGGACCCGGTTAACGGAGTCCGTATTTGTGGACAGCAATGGGAAATTGCTGTGGAGCAAAATTTAATACATTTGCTTCAACCCACCTAGAAATAGGTGAACTAACGTTTAATCGTTAGTGTACTTGGGATGCC